GATCTATTGGAACCCAACTTGCAACGTTCCAGTCGCTCCATCTATCACCTTTGAAAACCCATACGTCATAGAGCGTAAAAAGAATGTGTGGTTGCTTTGGATGCCGTTGAGTCCAGTCGTGCATGTGCGCTGGCACTACGTCATTTGAATAAAGGTCTGCGCCACGTTGATAAACGGGCATACCTTCCCAATCGGTATTAGAGCCTTCTAGTCCGTAGTTGTTAAAGATAGCAACATCGTGACCTAGTGCTTTGAGTCGCTGAGTAACTTGCGCTGTTTGTGTGCCGTAACCAGTAGCAGCCCAAGGCGCGTTAGAGTTCCAGCCAATACATAGGGGTTTAGACACAGGTAGTCCTTTGCTCGCAGGTACTAGCAACTTACCTTAAAACCTGCCAAAACAAAAGCAGAACCCCACCAAGCCTGCGCTCCCGGTGGGGTTCTACGTTTTGGGGTGCTATTACTAGCTGGCTGCACCTGCAAAGTACTTCACGTGTGAAGTCTGGATTAAATTGCCGTCAACGCGAAGAGTCGCTCTGAACGTAATTAAATCGTTTTGGAAGGCATAGTCATCCGAACGATCTAGGCGCAATCCACCAACGGTGCGTGCGAAGTAGCTTGGAAGGTGTCCGAAGATAACCGACTTTGCACTTGTTGCTGGTGCTGCCATTGCTGGATTCTCAAAGATTGGGTAACCAAGCAATAGATCGCGTGCATCAGCAGATAGGGATGGGCTGAACAAGTACTGTCCGGCTGAATCCTTTAGCTTACGAACAGCAGCGATAGCCTGAGCGTTCATCTGCCATCCTGTACCCGGAAGGGTGCGACCTGCGGTGTCTACTGAGTAAACCAAGTCAATTAGGTTGTCAGCAGTGAATGCGCCAGATACGCCAGTTCCACCAGTGATACCTGAACCTGCGGCAGTTACGATACCTGTTGGCTGTACTGTTCCAGTTCCAGTTGTTAGTGCGCCATTGACTGCGTAGCCAAGTGCGTTACCTGTTTGCTGTGCAAGGAATCCAAGAATATCAACGCCTGCATCTTCAACCATTTCACGGCTGATCTGGGTCAAGAATGAGTACTTGTAAGCACCTAGAGTCTTGAATGCGTTGAATGTTGGATCGCTTTCACCAATAGCAGCGGCTTCAGCAGATACTGTGCCTGTGCTGTAAGCAGACAAGCTAGGAATCTGAAGGTTTTCGCCACCAGCGGTGTTAAGGATTGTTGATGTTTCTAGCATCGGACCAACGTGACGAGCAAGCATGATTACCTGATCGTAGAAAGAGGTCGGTACTGGTGCGCCAGTTGAACCCTTTGTTACGTCGCGCTTCTCGAACGAATGGGAACGAATCTCACCACGAGCAAGGGAACGGATTAGTTGAGCTTCGTCAATCGCTGGAACAGCAACTGCTTCTGGCTTAACTTGTGCTTCGAAACCCTTCATGGCTTCAGCGGCACGCTCTTCGCGCTCTGCTTGTGCCTTCATGGTTTCCATTACCTGTGAACGCTGATCAAGGTCTGCCATGATGCGGTCATAGGTTTGGTTTTCTTCTGCGGATAGATCGCGCTTTTCAGCTGCTGCTGAGTCGAGAAGAGCCTTTGCTTCTTCCCAAGCCTTTGCGCGTGCTTCCGCTTGCTGACGGATGTAGTCAGACATAGTGGACTCCTAAAGTCTTAGATTGGATTGGGTCTAACAATTCTGCGTGGCTCCACGACAGATAAGCGCAACGGTGGCTCCACGCAATCGCACATTCTAATTATGGCACAAATAAAAACAGACCCAGATGCTTCCCCACATCTGAGCCTGTTCTTTGTAAAAGGTTAGAACGCTTTTAGCATTAGGTCAAGTTGCTTGCGCTTGATCTCTAACAGTTCCATTTCGTTAGGCTTGTCAGCACGCAACTTAGAAACGACTTCGCTAATCAAATCAGCGTGATCTGGGTCTAGAGTTTCGCCTGCTTCTAGCCGGGTGATTGCATCGCTTAGGGCATCTACGTCTACGGCAGTACGGGTTGCAAGAATGTCTAGCGAACGAACGCTTGCAGTTGTAGCTTCATAGGCTGGAAATCCAGTAACAATGGAAACCTCATGCAAACGCACCTGATGCAGTTCACGGGTTGCGCCGTCTTGACTCCATTTGTCACCCTTTGGTGGAACGCTGAAACCAAATGACATAGAAGAAACATCGCCACGCTTCATAAGAACCGATAGGTCGCGCCCTGCGCTAGTGTCTGGCAATTCAGCCTGAGCAAGTAGACCGCGTGAATCTTCAGTAAGTTTCAAAGTTCCAGCGCGTGTAGAACCTAGAACAACGTCTGTGTTGTGGTTCATAAACAACTTGATTTCGTTGCGTGACTTGAGAGAACGCTTAAATGCGCCTTCCTTGATTACCTCAGTAAAAGGTAGTGGTTCAGAAGGTGAATTAAATACGGCTGCGTAGCCTGTAAAACTCATGCCATCGCTGGATGCTTCGCCATTGCGAACGTCAAACTCAACGGTATTAACGCGGCGTTCTACTTGGGTTGTCATTTGTTGCCTTTCGTCTTTGTTTAAGTTTAGCGCGATTGACTTCCATTTATCGTTTTGCAAAGTGTTGCGATCTTCTTCTTGTGCGCGGATGCGTTCAACTACTCGCTCTGCGTACTCCATAGTTCTGCGAGCTTGCGTTTTTGTCGCGCCAGAACCCCACAGAAAGTGAGCCACAACGCCTGCACTTGGATAGTTATCATTAGAAGGATTAGCAGCAGGAGCTTCCAGATCAGGTAAATGCCTAGCAATCCAAGCAGCAATACGAATCCACTTCTCATCTGATACCTTGCCTTCTGCCATTAGTCGTGCTTCGCGAACAGTCTTATCAGTTAGACCGTCACCAGCCTTACCATCTGCATAAAACTCTAGACCGCGCCTAGCAGCAGCACGCATAAAGTTAGGGGCATCTTGATTGACTGCGCGAACGTCATCTTCTAAATCATCCTCAATGTCATCTTCATCTTCCATGTCATCGTCAGATTGCCAAGCGTTGCAGTAGTAACCGCCATCAACAAATTCATCCCACTTACGGCAATAAGCCTTAGTGCCATCATCGCTTACAACGTCATCGTCATAGAAGAAACAGTTGCCACAGGCGCGACCTTCTGGCACATCTTCCGCCAGTGCTGGTCTGTAATTCTCTGGCAATTCTCTGTAAGACTTTTTGACTTTAACTTTCTTGACCCGTTCACCGCCGGGTTCCATGTCCTCAGCTACGGATACAGCAACCATCTGGTCTATCGCATCTTGCTTAGTTGTATGACAGCCAATAACTTCGTCGTCATCTTTGATAGTTGCCCAGCCTGAGCAACCTTCTGCGCTATCAGTAATAAAGTATGGCATTAGTAAAGTGTCTGCCTTATCCAGTGAATACTTGCTCCGGCAGATTCAGCGACTACAAATAGTGCTTCACCCGGATTAAGTGTCATTTCCAATTGTTCTAGTTTAGTTAAACCAAAACCGTTGATAGTTGTAACGTCACCATTACCAATGTAAACGGTCTTGTCATTGCTTGCGTTAAAGATACGAATGCGCGAAGGATTAGGACTCTGCCCATCTATCTGTGAAGGTGTGGTCAGAACTGATGTGTGACCTGTGCTGATAGCCATTGAAATCCTTAGAGCATCAGAAGCAGTTCTGCTTCATCTTCTAGTATTGACCATTCTACTTGCGCCTGAACGCTAACAAAGAATGCTGGACTTAGTGCAGAAGTCGTAGCCGTGATTATTGCAGGCATTCTTACAGGTCGCGCTGGTGGTGTTTCTACGATTACAGGCGTTGGTGGCTGTGGTGCTGGCTCAACCTTTGGCTGGCGTAATGGCGGTGCAGGGTATGGGCGGTTAGAACCGTAGCCGGGAGCAACAGGTTCTGGTGGTGTTGGCGGTATAACAGTTGCGGTAGCCGTAGCTTCTAGATCGCCAAGTGAACCCATAAATACGGGTTTGATTGTTGGTGTTGTAGTTGCTGTTGATACTAAGCCACCTAGAACTGCTTCTGCCGTTGCAACGTGAGTGACAGTAGCCTGAACAACGTTAGCAATCTCACCAAGCGAAGCATCAAAAGTAGGCAAGATTTGTGGAATAGTTGAAGCTGTGGAATTCATAGACCCTAGCGATGCAGCCGATGAAACTAAATGGCTGACTGAAGAACTGCTAGAACTTGTCAATGCACCTAGAGCAGAAGCAGCAGAAACCACAACCTTTGGAGTGGATGCGATGCTTGCGCTTAGACCATTGAGATTAGCTGAACTACTTGCTAACTGAGTAAAAGTGCCGTCATAGGTAGATACTGCTGAGTCATAAACCAAGTCATTTGCGTTATACGCAGACTTGCCACCTACGGCAGACGAATCTAAAGCGCGTTGCCCTAAGACCATTTGCGCAAGTCGCGCTAAACGGTCAGCGTTTAACTGAAAGTCGTTGAGTTCTGACGAACCCATAACTTAGATCGCTACGGTCAGGGATGTTACAAAAGAACCAGCAGTAATTGTGTAGGTATCGCCTGCGGTGTAAGGGTTACCTGTGATAGTTCCAGAGAATAAGAAACTGCCATCAGTTAGAGCATCCCAGCAAGTAAAGAAAGTTGCATCCTGACTTCCACTAATGTTTGTCCAAGTAACGTCAGCATCTGAA